TTAAATATTTCCAAACGTATGGTCCAGTAGTTTCGTTAAAACCAGTAGAAGTATTAGAATCTAAATATCTTCTAACTGTAGAAAATTGTAAACCAGCCGCTTCATCGTGTACATAATTAGCTCTATCTAACGTTAAATACCAAGAAGCTAACATTTCATCCATTTGAATTGGACTATCTTGAGAAAAATCAAAGAATCCACCTGCTAAATCCCATACATATTTCTGGTCATTCCATGATGTTTTATGGTTTTTCCATTCATACATGCCATATATTTCTACAGCTTTATTTTCTATTATTATCTCAGAATTTTTAACTGTAAAAGATCTAGCATTATATAAATCATACATATTTAAAACGACATTGTAAGTTCCAACATACGGTAAAACTAATGCCATATTATAAATATCAGCAACTGAAGCTCTAAATATTTGTTCATAATTATTCGGTCCAGTGATAATCCATTCAATTTCATAAACGTCTCTAGACCAGATATTATCCCAATTGTATATTGAGTTACTATTAGCATCTATTAATAAGTGATTGTTTAAATCTATTGGATTTGTGATATCGCTATGTAAATTAATATTTCTATGAGAATTTATATCATTAGACGCTAAGTCTACATCGTTCCACGTATAATCAGCATCAGTATAAATATCATTAAGTGAAGTTGCTTCTAAAACAATAGGACAACCGATAGGTACATTACTTAAAGTTGGAAACGTATTTAATTCTTTATCATAATAATGTTTATAAAAATTCTTTATATCTGATATAACGCTCGTATTATTAGTTAATGGAAAAGTAAGATTAGGAGTAGCCAAATCCTGACTAACTAATCTTAAATCTTCAATAAACAATCTTCTTTTTGGAAATACTTCAAAATCAACTTCAATACCAGAACTTTGAACCTGGATCATATTTTGATTATTCCAAGTATTTTGTGTAAACTGAGTAAAGAAATCACCTTCTGCCGTAATATCTACTATTTTTGATTGTAATGGTAAATAATCGCTCTGTAGTTTTTTCTTTAATCCATATAATTTGATTAAAACTTCAGCTGGTGTAAATTCAGATGTTTCTACCACCTTAGGTAAATCCCATTCATCTAATTCGCCAGTCGGTTCGTTTAACCTATAGACTAAAGAAAATCTAGAAGTTTTCTTGTGATTTGAATTAGGTAATTCTATTTTAGAACTCTTATCAGCTAAAAATCCTTTTACGTCTTGATTTGGAACCGCAACAGCTAATAATTTACCAAAATTAGATGATTGCTCATTAATATTTAACCAGTACTCTTTAAGAGTTAAGTTATCATATCCATAAAATTTAATGGCATTTAATAATGCTTTATATGTACCAACAAACGGCAATATATTATGACCTTCTAATAAAAGTTCTTTTCTTTTATTATTAATTAATTTCCAATCTGTCGCTATTTCATTAATATCAGAGTGTCTAAAAATAAGACCTTCCTCTTCTTTAATAGACATACCCAAATTAGATAGCAATATAGTTAATCTTTCATCCTCAGCTTCAGTTTCTCCATATAATTGAATATCTGCAATTAAGTGTTTTTTAATTCCATTTTCAATTTCATAAATATAAAGATGTCTATAATGAATAGACTCTTCTTCAGACATTAACGCTATATTACAACTTAATGGTGTTTTATCAATATAATCATCAGTACCTTTAAAATCAGTTGATCCAGAAACAGTACCGAGTGTATTATTAGTTTGATTATATGTTATAACGCCTAAGTTATTAGAAATATCTGAAATCGCATCTGTTTTTAATTCAAATTTAGAAATCTCATATTCACCATTATTAACTACAGCATCGTATAAAAAAATATCTTTAGATGTGCCAAAATCATTTTGAAATTCAAATAAAATTTTACTAGAATTTGAATTTTCAGAAATAGGCTTAACATATTCTAAAACGCCTGAATTTACAATAACTTCTTCAAATACAAATAAATTTACAGTTTCATATAAACCCGTGGAAACTTTAGGCATGAAAATAGTTCCACTCCAAGATTGAAGATTTTCATCATATAAAAAATCTAATTCTCCTGAAGTGCCATTAAAAAAACGTAAATTTTGGTATTTTAACATGTTATCTTACTTTTTTATAATCTTTTCTAACAGTATAATTTTTATAAACTTTAAGCTGTGTAATAGACTCTACGAATTTAACTAATACGCTTTGAATTAATAAAATAAAATCGGTTAAGTATGTATTATTTAATAAAACCGAAGAAACACTTCGAGTTAACATGTCCTTTGTGTAGTCATGACCAGTATTTAATCTATCGTCTTTAACAGAATCTGTCGCATCATAAATACTATCAACACTCTTGGTAAATAATCCATCTGATAAATTCTTAATTTCTGCCATTAGATGTTCTTTCTATTTTGTGTTTGTATTCTAGAATAAATGGTATTAGGTACGCCAGGTTCATCAAAATAAACTGACAATGCAGCTTGTTCTCCAGCTTTAGCACCGTCAGCAACTACACTTCCGTCTCTATCGTTCCATCCGCCTCTAAATAAAGCTACTTCATTTTTACTTAAAATAATATCACCAAACGAATCTAAACCAATAACAGATTCTGGTAAAGGATCATTAGGTGCAATATTAACAGTATTAGTATTTACAGTTCTTTTAAAGAATACATATTTTTGTTGACCATTACCTATAGTTTCTAAAGTTGGTGTAGAAGGCGTAACTGTAATTGTTTCTACAGTATAATAACCATTAGCTCTAGCCTCTTCTTCTTTTTGTGAAACAAATCTAATATTTACAGAATCAATACCTTCAATAGCCTCTAATACTGCAATTAAATCAGATTTAGGTAATCTATCTCTTCTTGTAATATTCATTAAATATTCAGATATTTTAGATCTAATTAAATTAAAAAGATCTGCTTTAGAATAATTTTCAAAATATCTAACCTTAACATCTATTCTAAATTTTTTAACAACTGGATCAACTATTTGTACCTCAGTTGTAACCATTTGTTGTCCTGATTTTTCTAATACACCATAAATTGCGTTCTTCTCATCTTGAGAAAAGAAAAATTCATCTACAGGTAAACTAAAATAATCTTGATTTTTTGTTAATTTTTTCTTAGTATCAGGTAACATAAATAAGTAAATTACATTATCATCGTCTAAGTATCCATCATCTGTTGAATTATAAGCATCTAAATAAGAGAACATCCCATATCGTGATAGAAAGTACTCATAATGATCTGGTGTCGCTAACACAAATGACTTTGATGCTAATGGTGCAATTAATTTAGTCATGGCCAGATCTTCTGGATCAGCACCCATGATAGGCGCTACAGTACATTTAAGTTCTAATACATCATTTAAATTATGAGAATTTCCCATAGAATCAAAACCTTCAGTTTGAAATTTAAAAGTTAAATCTTTAGAGTGATTTAAATTACCAACGCTACCTCTACTAATAAAATATTCTATTTTAATAGTTGAACCTGCCGGCGGAATCATTCCGAATGATTCATTACCAAAATAAATATCCAAACCGTTTGATAAACCTGTTTTAATTAAATAACCTTTAGAATTAGCTTTCATATCATAGATAGAATCAAACTTCTCCCATTTTTCACCATTTACAGAAACTGTAACATTGTCATTGTCAGTTTGTTTTGTAATAATATTAAAAGATTGTAATTCTAATCCAGTACCCGTAACGGTTTGGGATTCTAAAACTCCCTGAATCACAGGAATATAAACATAATTAGCATTAGATTTTTCAATTCTAAATAAATCAGAATTAGTTCTAAGCGTATATGGAATTCCATTAGAATTAGATTTGATAACAGTATTGGCTGGTATAATTAACGCATCTCCAGCTATATCATTTTTAGAAGACGTATTTAGTCTTATTGCTATTTCTCCAATAGCACTAGCACCTCTAAAAGCGTCGTGTCCAGTTAATCTAGCTAAACCATAGATAGATTCTGGATGTTGAGCTGTTAAAATGTTTTGTTCAACCGTTGCATCTTCTATATAGAAAAATAGCAATTCAGATATTTCAGAAATTACTTCTAATATTTGAGAAAATGGAGATGCTGTTGTAAACATATCGCCTAATCTTCCATATAATCTTCCTATATAAGTTTTAGTATCTGAAATTAATTCAGATGCTCTTATTTTAGAAGTAGATAAAAATTTTAAATTTGCCATTTAATTAATTACATATTTTATAATACAACTTGAAGTTGATATTGTGAATCTATTATCACATTGATAAAAACACCGTCTCTTTCTATACCTTTGGCATATTCAACTTCTACATAAGTATTAAATGCAGTTGCCAATGGACAGTGTAATTCTATCTGATATTCTATTTCTTCTTTTATTTGCCAATCATTATAACTGAATTCATAAACCATTTCACCTAAATTACAACCAAAGTTATAGTTTCCCATAACCATGCCTTTTTCTGTAAAAAGCACGTTCTCAATCTGACTTATCAGTTGAGCAATTTGACTTTCAGACTGTAACTTAGAAGGATCAAAATTTGGATCACCTGCTGATTTTATGTAGAATTCCATTAAGTATATATTTTATTAAGAATGCATCATCCAATCTGTGCCTTCATCTGTTTTAATTTCTTCAATTACTTTTTCTAATTCACTTTCACCTAAAGATTGAATTGCATCAGCGTTAATAGAAATACCGCCAGGTAAATTATAGCCAAATATTTGCATTTTATTACCTAACGCTATTTTAATTTTAGCAGCACAATATCTAAAGAAAGCTTCATCTGCAAAAAGAGCGCATTCTGGAAGAGTTTCATAAACTTCTAAAACTACATCCTTTAATGGTAATTCTCCAGTAAAACGAATTTCATGTGTTAATTGATTATAATTAAAACTCAACGGATTATTTAAAATCTGTCTAGTTAAATCAAAATAACTTTCATTAATTACATAATATTGTAAATTCTCAGCACCTGCAACAGTACCTGTACCACCATAAAGTCCGCCGTATAACATTCTTTCCATTGCAAAGTCACCTGTTGTAAAAGTCATTGAAGTTCCAGCTCCAAATCTAGAACCAATTTGTTGTACTCCATAAACAGAATAAACTTCACCGCCGCCAGTTGTTGGATCTTCTTTAGGTAATGTAAACGATCTTGTTCTTTTAAAATATTCAGTTTTAAAAAGAGCTACTGGTAATATGTAAAAACTTTCTTTTACAGAGTACTCATAATTTTTATAAAACCATTTTTTAGCACGTTGTACGATATTATAAACTTCCTTTTTAGGAATATTCATAGGAATCATACAAGATCCTGTAATATCGTCAGCTAATAAGTTTAAAAAATCATTTGTACATGTACTATCCCACGAAGGTGGCATAATTATTCCAGGTTCTTGACCAAAATTTATATCACTCATTACATTAATTTATTTTTTTAGATTTAACGATTTCTACATCATCAAATTTAGCTTTTTTAGAATCATATCCTCCTTCTCTAAAAATACCACCTTGCATTTCACCTTTAAATACACCGTCAGAACCATATATGTAACAATTTTTAGCTACACATCCGGCTGCAACAAATGATGAACCTATTTTAGAATTATTAATTTGAGTACCTTTGTAAAAATTACAATTATGAATATCTGAAGACTGTACATCGCATGAAAAGAAATCACAATATGTAACTTCTCCTTGTATTTTACAACCTATAAATTCGTAATTCTCTAATTGGAAACAATACGGTAAATTACCGTCCTTAACTTGTACTCTACCCGAATCCGAGTCATAGTTTATGTGACCAGCTGTCATTTGACCCTGCGTAAATAATGCAGAAACTCTATCTTTAACTTGAGGCCAATATAAATCTATTACATTTGAATCATTAGACAAATCTACAGTAAATTTACATTTTGGAAAATTCTTTTCAATATTTCTCCAATCTACTCTAAGTTCTATAATATTCTTATTGTCAGCTAAAATCTTTTTTAATTCTAATTTATTTAAATCAGTAAAAGAAGGATTGCTTGCAGTATTCCACATTTGGACAAGAAAATAATCCATAAGATCTAAAATCTTAGCAGATTTTTCATGCCAATTTTCACCGCCCAAATATCTAAATTCTAAATAATTTTTTTGTAACTTATCAAAGTTTACTCCATAATATTTAGTTTTAGGAAATATAAAATTGTTTTGGCTAATTTGTTCACCGTTATATGAGTAAGTTTCTACTCTAGGTATAACATACTTTATAGATTTTGCGTATGTTGAATTTTGTCTATTTGGAAAAGCTTTCCAAACTTTATCTTCATTAAGATCCAATATGAATTTTAATGGACTCATTTTTGAAATTAAATTTTTATTTCCAGATAATTTAGGATCAAAACTTAAGTTTAAATGAATTGAAGATCTATCTGTTGTATAACCGTTCTTTTTAATCCAGTCACACATCTTGATAATCATTAATCTACCAGCTGAATAAGGTACAGCACCTGTAACTAATTCTATTAGTCCAGCTCCGCCACTCATGTCTGGTTCCATTTTGAATTCATCCTGCGTTGGTTGAAAATCACTATGGGCTTTCTTTTCTATTCTAATCTTTTTGCCTAGAAGTTTGCCAACTTCTTTTGCTGTATCCTCAATGCTTGAATTGGAGTAGAATTCGAACTCTACTCCAACCAAAGCCTTTGATAAAATGTCTGAGTCTTTAAGGTTTATCATCTATATAATGAATTTTTCGTTCACTATATATATCACTCTACAATTATAGCAACTGTAAGAAAACCTTTCGACTAGATTCGTCGATCCTAGTTATAGTAACACTAATAGGATCTCCTTTTTTAATTGCTGTTATATCAATATCAACTAATTCAGAAATATGTAACAATCCAACGATACCTTCTTCGATAGTTACAAAAATACCGTAATCTTTAACAGCTTTTACAGTGCCTTGTACTTTAGCTGGCATTACGTATCTTTCCATTATACCGTCCCATGGATTTTCTACCTCTATTTCTTCTTTTTGAGTTAGAGTAATTTTCTTATCATTTATAATTTCTTTAACCATAAATGTAATTTCTTCTCCAGGTTCAACTTGACCCTGAGCTAATTTAGATGCAAATTCTTCATTAAGATCATTGATGTGAATCATACCAGTTAAACATCCAGCAAATTCTACGAATACGCCAAATTTAGCAGACCCTGTTACATTACCTGTTAATTCTGTGCCTCTTTCAGCATTTCTTAATTTATCAACTTCACTTGGAACTAAAGCTTGTAAATATTTTCTATGTGAAACTACGACAGTACCTTTTTCATATGAATATGACACTGGACACACATACATTTCTGTTCCAATAATAGATTCAAAATCTACTAATTTATTAGCACCTGCTAATGAACCTGGCATAAAGCAATCAATTCCTTGAATGTTTACAATATAACCACCGCCTGGAATCATTTGAGTTACTGTACCTGTGTAAGCCGTTGTTCCGGTTTCAATAGATTTTTGTAATTCTTTAATGATGGCTTGTCTAGTGCCTTCAGTAATAGACCCTAAGATAAAACCTCTTTCTTCTTTTTTACCAGTAATTCTTACTGTAAATTCTTTACCTGGTTTAATTAAAGATCTAATAGAATTAGATTCTTTGTCTAAATCAATATAGACTAATTCTTTGTGATCGATATCAATAGTAGCCCATTTATCCGTAATAGAATAAATAGTACCCACGATGTGTTCGCCTAATTCAACGGCTGCTTTAAAATTAGCAGTAATTCCTTCATAAAGATCAAACCATTTTTGAGCATCTGCACCTTGATAAAAAATTTTAGTGCCTCTAGGAGCTTTAACAAATGGATTTCCTCTTCTCATTCTACTAGGACAATCCGCGGCATGCGTATCCCAGTCAAATTCTTCTAGAGAAACATTAGTGTTTTCCCATCTTTTAGTTTCTTTAGAATCTACAACAGATTCTTCTTTGAATTCAATCGTAGGAATGTTAATACCTCCGATTCTTTGTTTTTTTTGTTTTACGTCTTGTGACATTTGTGTTATTGTTAAAAGTTAATGATAAATTATATATTGTTTCTAAAATACTAAGGGTACGAATCCAATCATAGGCGCAGTACTTGTACCTACGAATATTTGACCACTGTAAATAAATTTTAATTCTAGTAAGTGTAAAGAAAATGCTACTGCCAATGCAGTTGCAACTACTTTTGTAGCAGGCTGAATAGTCGGCGGATACTCAAAATATTTACCGCTATTTAAAGCTCTTTTTATATTAGCTGCTAATTTTTTCTGTGAACCATAATAAACTGGTATGTATGTACCTGGCGTTGGTATCAAGCATGGCAGTATTGGAGGACCTGGTTGAAATGGTTTAACGGCGGTTGACATCCAATAATCTATAACCGTTTTAGCTATTTTATCATAAGCTTCATCAGAACCTTTGTCAGCCTCTTTTTTATAAGAGTCTGCTATTTTATTAATACAATCAATTCTATCTGCATTCCATCTATCTCTTTCAATTTTCCAATGAGTTAATTTTACAGTTACGCTATCGTTTTCGTGTTTAACAGCTGGATTAAATCCAAGCACACCTAATATTAATAAAGTGTCGTGTTGTTTTTTTGAAATACGATCGCGAGGTGGATAATATGTGAATTTAGCTATGATATTCATTTCATCCACAAACGATGGTAATGATTTATCATCACCGTAAGAAGCTTGAAATTTATGTTTATTGTAAGTTAATACTTTCTTTTTAAAAACTAAAGGCTCTTTTGCCGGCGTTTTAGGATCTGTTTTAGTTTTAGATGTTTTCGACTTAGTTTTATCTTCTTCTAATGATTTATTATAATTTTCATTATTATCAATCCAAGAAAGAACAACTTTAGCTACTTTATCGCCTAAGCCTGCATTTACACCGTATTTTAATCTTTTTAACCACAGTCTAAATTCTTCAGTGTCATCGTATTGTGTATAAACTCTATCAGCTAACAATTGAATAATTTCATCATCTTTTAATTTTGGTAAATCAATTGATGTTTCTTTAATATAAGATTCTTCATATTTATTTTCAGGTATTATAACCACAGCATATGAGTCAACATATGTACGTACTGTATTAGCATCGACGATATTAATTAATCTATATTCAAAACTACCAGGTTTAGATTTATCTACATCTATTGTAATTTCACCAGATTTATCTGACGTAATACTATTTTGAATTACACCATCTATAGAATATGTAAAAGAATATGGAGCTTGTCCACCTATACCATTGAATGTTATTTTTGGAACTTCAATTTCAGTATATTTAATTTCAGTAATTAATTCTTTAGTAACCACTGGACTTGTTTTAAAACCAAAATCATAGAACATATATTCTGGTTTAGTTGCTAAACAAGCTTCTAACTCTTTATCTATATTTGCATTAATATTTGGAATAGGTAAAGCATCTTTAAGATCTGCAAACAATGGATCTAATTTTTTATCTTCTAATGAAGGCGCCTGTGATTCATAAAGTTTTTTAAATGCTTCTTTAAAACCTGCATCTAAAATTGCTTTTTGACCAGATTGATGAATATTACCGAAAGGTGTTTGTGAAGTTTTGACTGCATTAAAATATTCTTGAGAAATAAGCATAGCCATATCATCTGACGTCTTAAGTGTTCTAGACGCCATTTTTGAAGATACGTTATTTATGAATAATGGCCACTGTGCAGGCATAGTTATTTTTATTTACAAGTTATTTATCTTATTTCTTTTGCTTAATCTTTTCCAACTTAGATTGTAATCCCTTTACTTTCGGCAATTCAGGGGCAATGGGTGGTCCAGATGGACCAGTTGGTGTTGGATGTGTATGCGAATTAAAAGCACTCATAAAATCATTTAATATGACTCTTAAAGTTTCTCCTCTAACTGCAGGTTCTGATTCATCATTTGGCGATGTTGCAATAAAAATATTATTTGAATTTAAATAAATTTTATCTTCGAATAGCCTAATCATAGGCTGAGATTTTTTATCTTTACCAGTTGTAATAATTAAACCATCTTCTTCAGATTTATAAAATCTAAAATTTCTAACAGCATCGTATATTATTGAAATTACATCTTCTGGTTTAGCTGCAGAATTTAAAACCTCTTCTTTAAGTTGTTTATTTTGATTAACTTGATACGAATAAACCGGAGCATACATATTACCATTATCAAAAGTTATGGCTACTATATCGCCTATTCTTGGAATCAAATGTTGACCAGCCGCTATTCTGTTTCCAGCTGCAGCCCATGGAATTGCATCGTTAGGTATGTTATCAAACTTACCATATACTTTAACTTTGCAACGACCATTTTTAAGAGGATCTTTATTGTCTACGACTTCTCCTAGCCAATGTGTATCTCTTAAATTGTCACTACCTAATTCTAATTCAGTTGACATGTATACTTGTTTTTAATATGTATCTTAATTACGTAAATGCGCTTGGATTATCTTTTAATATAGCCCAATAGTCTTGAAATCTATTAACCCTATCTTGTAAGCCATTGAATCCGCCATTAATTCTTCGGGTTATAGCTTTAATACTCGCTAGCGAATCATCTACTGCATATTTATTTAAATTTCTAGTTTGCCAAAACCAAGTTGCAGTATCAGCTGCATATTTGGTTGCTAAATTTTTTGGATTTAAAGTTAGATCTTCTCCACAGTATTTAGAAAACTGTTTGTAATTAGCTCTTCCGGTAATTTGAACAAAGCCTCGACCTTTAAATTTAATACCATCCCCTGGTTGAGTATTACCTAGATCTTTTCTACCTTCGTACGCCGACCCGGATGCAAATTCTTCTCGCCATTTAAATTCTCCAGACTCATGTGCACACTGCGCTAGAAAATGAGCTCTTTGTAATGGCGTTGTAATACCATAAGCTTTCATGGCTTTTATAAGAGATTGCGGAACCGATTTAGGTTTTTTATTA